ACTCTCCGACATGAGGTTTCAAGTATCAGCAATCGGGCCCTTCACAGTAGGGGTTGTAATCCTAAAGTGAGTCCACACCGCTTACGTAGCCGCACGACTACTGGGTATGGATTTGACCGTCATCCGTGTCGCGATACCGTTTACTTACTCATGTCCCATAGAACTGTTACTCAACGATCCAACCTTGCTCTCTTTCTGAGCCCCCAAAATGGAGACCCGACACCATCATGCTCCCTCGGCCGCCGGGGAGGCAAATCATGATGACTAGAGGCAAAGCGGAACCGCAGGTTGTATGTACGAAACTGAACGGGGCGACACTTAGGTTCCATGCCTGAAACCAATTCGCTTATCCGTTCAGGAGAGTTGACTTCCGAACTTTCCGTGAGCCATCGCCCCCGTAATGCCACTTGCTGGCGAAAGTCTTTGACAACCCTCGAAACCGCCGAGAGACTAGGTCTCTTGGAGCACTTTGCAGCGCCCGCCAAGGTGTAGGCAAAGGAAAGTGAGGCCATCCGAGATGCGACAACATCCCGCAATGGACCCCACATCCCCACCTCCGACGATTCCAGGTACATTATAGTATCGAAATGATCCCTCAACTCCTGCATAACTGTCTCCTTTAATAAGGGTGATGTCTCGAGGGATGACCAAGCTGCTTCCAAGTCTGTAATCCACTTGATTACCAGGTCTGGTCGCTGGCTGACCATCCGACGAGCCCTTATTAATGTGGCTTTATTGGGAGTGCCAGGGAATCCAGCACAACCACACCACCGGGGACCCACAGGATCGATTCCGACACGTGTTAGATGGAGAAATTGAGCTTTATGCAAACGCTCACATACGTTCCTTGCCTCTGAGGCACTGAGGTTCAGCGGCTCCAAGGATAAGGCTACTTCTGGTCCCTGGGACCAAGCCGGCAATCCACTCTTCGGGTCTCCGAGGACAGCCCGAACTGATGCAGTAGGAACCCATCTGCACCGTCCAACCGACACGATTTCTTCCGCGAACACCCCCACAGACCCTCTGCAGAGTAGATCCTTCCCAGGACTACCCACAGCACCGGTCGCAGTACGAGTCGCCAAATACTTTCGATAAGTAGCGTACGTATGACATCCGAGATAGTCATCTCCGCACACAGCAAACCAGCCATCCGATTGGCTACGGGAATGTAACCAAGCAGAATACATGGAAAGCAAGGGCCAACTAATCGGTGATCCCATCAGGATCCCTCTCTTAGTGACCTGAGTTCGACTGCCACAATGTGACGTCATCTCATGCGGACCAACACCCCTTAAGAAAAGGTCGCGCCAAAACGGCGGCCACCCCTCTGTCAGGCCTCGAACGCCTTCCTCCATTAGGTCTTGTGGAAAGTAGTCAGTGGCGGACTTGAGATCCGCTGAGAAGACAAGAGATCTCCTCACTCCCATGGACCAGTCGAGCTTTTCAGCCGGACGGCCATGAAGGGCACTTACAACCTGTGGCATCCTTTCCAGAGACTCTAAGAGCCCTGCATTTAGAACGCCAAGGAGGTACCTGAACGGTGCTTCAAGAGGAGTCGCAACTCGACACTTAAAACCCCGCTCGACCACTGCAACCTGCCTGCACTTTGGAAGAGAACCAAGACCGAGATTTACTCTCGCCGCCAAAGCAGCAAAGAGAACCTCTCTTTGAACCTCCCAATCCTCGAAAGACATCTCGTAAGAGCGGTCATAGGGAAATAAGGCTTCGCAGCCAGGAATTTTCCGAAGAAAACCCCGGGTACGTCCCCTACCATTTATGTCCTTAAAGGAGCTCGCGTTTACTATTGTAAACTGCTCCGGGATCACATCCCGGGCGAGTAGTGCAAGCTCTTCAGCTTCTAGGTGTGATATTAATCTGTTTCGCAAGTTATCGGTAATATCCTTTAGATCCTGCAGCGCACCCCCATCCTTTATCGTCCGGTAAAACGAGGAAGAGGGCCTAACGCCGCCCAGAACTCCTACAAACTCACCACCAAAGCGGGATTTGCAGAAAGCCCTGAACGAGCGCTTCAGATCCTCGGGCGTCTTGAACTCCTCAGAAGCAAGCTTCCAGTGAGCTTCAAGGGAATCCGAGATAACTTGAGTGTCTGCTATGCGGAGAGCTCGGGAGGTCCGTGACACTTGAAAAAGTGAAACTCGCCTGTCGATCACCCTACTGTTCGGGGCATATGGAAAGGCTGGAAAGCCCGACCAACGATTCCACACCCCCTCCAACGCGTTCGCACGACACAGAGTGAAGTATGCTTTGGCAGCACGCGTCCGATCCGCTGCATCCGAATGTGTACCCACAATGTGATTGTGTAGTCGCACACCCCAGGATTCGAGAATCCTGGCATACCTCGTTTTACGAGCACCCCTAGTAAGGATGCTTATTACGGCATCTAATCCCAATATCAAATCCGGCATGGCCGAATCGACGAGTAACAGTTCGAACCTAGATCGGGGGGTCATATCCCTCCCCGCGCCTCCGCGGGGTCTAGATCTTCTAAGGCGTCCCTTAGGTATACCAGTT